AGCTTATAATCAAAGTTATCATTGAGGTTAAAGTTACATTCACTCTCTGTATTTGGAAGTCTTAAACCATCATCAGCAATAACACGGTCTGTGTAAAAGTTGGTAAAGAATAGATCTGTAGCATATGTATTCTTTGATGATAATGCTTTACCTGTAGAGACTTCTGTAGCTACACCAGTAAAATCATCAATTTCAACAAAGCCGTGAAAATCAGAAGCCGTGAGTGTGAACATATCACCAGCAGTGTATATCTTTTTATATGAGGTATAATCAATCATCTTTAATAGTCTTTGAATACGACGTCGTTAATTTTAACTCCTACAGGAGCAAAGCTCTTAGCTTCTGCAAGTATAGATGTTTTAATCTGATCTCTTACAGCGACATTTGTAATGTTAAGATTTCTAACAACAATATCAATATGGTTAGAAGAGTTTGTTCTGTTAAATTTGAAGAACTGTTGAATCTCTGTCTTAGATGTTCTTTGACCTGCAGGTATAGAAAGTACAAGATCATCAACCTGTTTTGTTGATAGGTATATGGCATAAACCAGTTCTGTATCAATAGCTCTGTTATAGATAAACGGATTCTTAATAGTTAAGTCTTTTGTATAATAATAACCAGGCTGTCTTAAGTAAGTTGATAGATCTAAGTTACTCTGAAACCCAGCAGTTCCAATAAAGAATTCATCGCTAAATATATCTTGAATTAAGTACTTACCAGGTGAGAATGTTTGATTCTCATATAACTCCCCATTAATGTAAAGTGATGAGTTACCTTGCTTGGTATCAAGCCTATATGTAAAGTTATAGAAGCCAGGTTCAAAATCATCTTGTGAGAATGAGATAGTCTTATTTAGAACATCTTCTGTATTAAGATAGTTCCTTAAGGATAGCTTAAAGTCAATTGTTTTAGCATCATATATATGATTGAGAACATTATAGTTAGTTAACTTTGTATCTCTTGTATTAGAAGCAAGAGGTACACCTGAAAGAGCAACTGCAGTAGTACCTTTAGATAGGTAAAGTTTATCATCATTACCTTGAGCAAGCATTACTGTGTTTATGCGTCGTTCACCATTAACATACTCATTAATAAAATCAATTGATATAAACTCACCACCTGAAAGAGCTACAGTTGTTTGTGTTACTGGATTTGGTATAGTGATGTTATCGATTGATCCAGATAGATCAAATACACCACTTGTATTGAATATAAAGAACTCAGTTGCTTTGAGGATATAAATTTTATCATCAATAACTGTAAAGTCCTTAATATCATCTGACTTGAGGAAAGCTTCTGGAGCACTATCAAAATTATGTTTAACAATATAGCTACTTACCTGGTAGAATGCAGTAGAGTCATTTTCCCACGCTGTCTTAATACCTGGAAGTTTGAAAACTGTATCATTATACTCAATAACATTGTCATAACCACAGGGAAACTCATTTTTATATACATCAAACTCGTCAGCAGATAGAGTAGATACAGAGAATGTATTGGTATTAATTCTCCTTACACGTTGATCTGATGATATAAAGTCAATGTGATCATGTTTCTGATAAGCACCATAGTAATCAAGGATATCTGAACCACACTCAAGCTTAATCTTATTGCCTTGAGTGTTAACCTTATAGAAAAGGTTACCTGCACATGTAATAATAAAGTCGTCAAGAGCACTTCTCTTAAATACATGCTTAATCTTAGTTTTGAAGTCTATTCTATTAAGTAGTGTAAAGTCGGTATTATATATGTATAGAGTATTCTCACTTACAACATGAATAAACGGTGTTACTGTCTGATCTTGGAAAATACCAAATCCTTTATTGGTATTGTTACCCATTAGAGCGAACCCATATTGATTACTTAGGTCGAGATACATGTCAAAACTCAATGTGAAGTTCCTTGCAGTATCAATCTGCTCTATAACTTCAAACTTTGAATAACTAGAACCGTCGAATAAAAACTCCTTACCACTAAACTCATTACAAATATTCTCTACCTCACCTCTTACGATTTTAGATGTTGTATAACTATCAAATGCTGAAACTATAGGAGCTGAGCTATTAACAATTTCTGCGATATCTGCATTACCAATTCTCTGATATTTAATAGATGCATTTGGTACAATAGATGCATCACTCTTCTTATCAAAGAATTTCTCCCTATTAATAACAGCATCAGCTACAGCAAGTGAAACACTATCAACACTATCAAAAAATGATGGTGAGTATAAAGCTGCAGCTGAAAGAGCAGCGTCCTTAGAAATTTTATCCGGGTAATAGTATCTATCTACCCATATACCTTGTGTATTGAGTGTGCCACCAGATAGCCAAGTGCAAAGATACCTACCATTATCATATTGTGTGCTGTTCTGTCTCTTTACAAAGATTTTATCAGCAAGATTAGGTGTTGGACCAGCAAAAGCACCATTAAAGGCGAATTGTGTATCATTGAGATTTAACTTCTCATAGGGATACATTGATGAAGGTGCTGTAAAGTGTGTATCAGTACCATTTACAATGAATACATCCTTATCATAAAAGCTGTAGGTTAGGTTAAGCTTTGGAAGACCTTTTTCTTGATCATTACCTGCATATATACCATAATACTCTCGTGGATCTTGACCAACGCCTACCGGACTCTCAACCATACTAGAACCTCTCTTAATAAAGTTAAACTCTGATCTATTAGTATCTAGAGCAATATAGTTAATTGGCATCTTATCAGCTGAGATGCTATTGTAGTTAGCAACAAACATATACTGACCGTTTTCATCAAAATTGCTATCTGCTGTATTAAGAATTAAATTAGTTGTCTTCTGATTATTATAACTAGCAAAGCTCTTATTCAAGAACTGCTTGTTTTGATCAAGGTTATAATCAATATGAATTAGGTTTGCAAGCCCTCTATTAAGGCTACCAGCTCTTAGAGGTTCAAGAACTACATTATCACCACTTAGGGTAACAATATTAAGCACATCATTGTGAAACTTGAACAACTGCATATATCCATCATCATCTAGAATATATCTAAACACATCATTTCGCTCTTGTGTAATACCTTTGTAGTAGTCTGCATTCTGATAGAATACAAAGGAATTATGAGTTGTGTTATAGTTGAGGTAGAAGTCAAATAACCCATTGTTATGTTTAATGCGGCATAGGTTATTATTGAGAGCTTCAATCTCGAAGAAGAAGTTATTATCAAAGAGGCCAGTTGTATTAAGTGTCTTAATACCAAGTGCTTTCTGATCATCAGTAGCATCCTGGTTAGTCTTGAAGATATATAAGTATTTTGATGGCTCTATACCAGGTCTTTCGAACCCGAGTTTTGTAATCAATGAAGTTGACTGACTCTCTGCAAGCGAAGATACAGAAAAGAAGTTAGTAAGCTTATTCCTATCAGTCATGTAGAATGCTGAGTAGTTATTAATCTTACTATCACGTGCTCCAGAGAGTGCGTTGATACTGTTAACCTGGAAGCCTTGTTCGAGTGTAGAAGCAGTTTGATCTACAGAAGTATACCTATCATCATATTCTGCCGTAGGGAAAGCAACCGAGCTTATATGATATGTAGTTGTAGTAGCCATTGACATACATATTTAATGGCACAAATAAGGAACACAATCAATTATTCAGAAAAGTAATATATGTACTATTGTTGAACTTGCTTTGAAGGTTAGCTACTGTATTAGAGCCAGAAGCACCTGTCATTTGTGTAGATGTAATACCAAGCTTTTGGATATTATCATAGTAACTCTCTTTGATCAACTTAATAGGCTGTTTAATGTTAGCATAGAAGCCATTATTAAAGTGGATAACAAACTGAGCTGTAAGGTTTGTAAATAATGAGTTAGTTGATGGAACATATGTATGATCGTAAGTATCAAGAATAGTACCACCTACTTTACCATAAAGCACCTCATTAAAGATAGACTCCTTCTTATAGTTAAAAACAATATCCTTTTGACTATATTCTGTAGCGGAACCATCACCCCAGTTAATGCCCAGAGTTAAAGCAGCATTAATTGACTCATCAATCCCGGAGAGTATGAAGTTAATAGATGGACTACCTTTAAAAGAGTAGAGGCTTTTAAGCACTGTTGTATTCTCTGATATAGCTGAAAGGTTAATAAAGATATTACTCATTATACAGTAAGTGTAAAGTTGTCAGTGTCTTTTGTGAAATTACCACTAGTAGCAGAAATCTGACTGAAGGTTGAAGATGGTCCAAACGTTGATGTTCTAGTAATATTATTTAATGTCTCATATCTATTTGAATCGATAACAACTAGCTTATTATTAGACATCTTGAACGATACATCAACCATATGAGTAAAGTCATTCTTGTCATTTACAATATATGTCACCTTAAAGAGGTCATTTCTACTATTATAAGCAATCTTCGGTGTATGTATAGAGTCAGGAGTGTAGTTTCGTATATTTTCATTAACAACATTAAGTTTGAATGCACTCAATGATATATCAGTAATACTCTCTGGATATACCTTTGTTGAAGTGTTGTTAGCAATACTATACTCGTAGATTTCAGGATATACTGCTTTAAAGTTATCTGCGATACCTTCACATGTGTCAGTATTCTTAAATCTAGCAAAGTATACCTTACCTGTTTCTTCTACGTAGAATCTATTAGTAAATGTCTCAATACTTTTTGCACTGTTAACACTAAACAATGTATTAACAGTAGTAGGAACTGCAAACTTACCATCAGCATGTACAATCTTATCTATAATAAGATTTGATCTTGTCTCGAGGAAAATAGTATTTTGAATGATATCAAAGTCTATAAGATCATAATTGATTTGATCTTGAACTGCTGCAGAGTACTTACTAAATAATCCTTTAAGAGCAGCTGAAACAGGCTCTGATGTTGAGTAAGTTCCATTCTTAACATATAGCCTACCATCAAGTGACTTCTTCTCTTCTCTAGTAAGTATTACAGTTGAGGAAGATAGATCTGAGAGAACAGTTGAGCCATTAGAGTCAGCTGTATCAAGAAATCTGAAGTTATCTGTATAGTTAAAGTCATTAGGTAGAACAACTTCATCTGTAAAGTATCCTCCATTATAGGTCATATACGGATTGCCGGCAGAAAGGTGATACTTAATATCCTGTGTGAAATCAAGAGAACTATTTTCAGTGATAATTAAGAAGTCAGCTTCTGTTGTAATATCAGAGAGTACTACTTGCTCTGTTGTTAATGATACAGCATCAGGGAATGTACCCTCTGCAAGCACTGTATAGTAGTAGTTAGTAGAAGCAGGGTAACCTGGTCCAATACCTGAAAGAGGATCAGGAAGTTTACTACCATCAAGGAAAGTAAAAGCACCACCATCACGCCAGAATGGAATAATATTTCTTGTGTCCTCAATCAATTCCTGATAAGGATAAAACTCACGCATGTATAATGTTAAAGGTCCAAGTAAGTCACTAAATCCATTTGTAGTTGATGTTAGTCCAGATTTAAATGTATTACCAGATACACCAGTTAATGAGTAGTTAAAGTTATACCCTTCAAAAGTGTCAAAGAAAACATGACCATTAAGTAATAGGTTCTTAACCTTTGTTGACGCTTCTTCGTTAATAGGAGCAAGCGCTTCATCTTTAAATAGAGCATACTCATTGCCAAAGATATCTGTTTGATACTTATCAACAAGACCCTGATTAAAGAGATCTGTAAAATTGAGCTTATAGCTGATGTCATTCTGTTCAGCAAGTTGTGAGTTGTTTCTTTCCTTAGTTGTATAAGATTCAAATGTTGTAACCTTATTTGTAATCTTTGGATCACCGGCAGCAATACCACTTGAAACATTTCTTGTATTACCTCTATTATCAAACTGATAGTATATAGGGTAAATGGCTTTAGGACTTGTTGATACATTACCAAACCTTGCTGGATCAGGGAAAATGTAGAATTGATTAAGTTCGAGACTATCTTCATTAACTCTATAGTTAAAGTTTTCAGCTTGAAGCTTGAACAAGCCAATATCATCAGCTTTGAAGTTGAGACCAATATCTCTTAACAGCTTTGTTTGATTACTCTCAACAGTAGCTGTATCAGCACTTTGTAAGTTGAGTGCATTACTGGATGGATTATCAGCAGTAAGCAAACGCCCTGTATCCCATGGTGTAACAGTAGTATCAATATAATAGATATCTGTGCCTATATACTTGGTAATAAGAGCTCTCTTCAATGCATAAAATTCAGCAATTGTAAGCCCTCCTCTTTTATATTGATTATCCACTTCAACTAGCGCATTATCAGGATTGCAGATAGCATCAAACTCTGCTGGAGTAATTGCAGGTGGGTTAATCTTGAATGTTCTGAGATTAGTTAAGAAATTCTGTTCACCAGAAATAGCATTAATACCTGCAGCATCAAGCCAGTATTTAGTATCGATATTATTGATATTATCACTCTCACCACTATCTGGAACATCAAAGTAATCACCATACACATCAACATACTCTTCAATCTCAACACCGAGTCCGGTTACAGCTGTAATAACATCTGGGTTTGATGTATCAAGTGCATCTTCTGTATTGAATGCAAAGTTGTAGATGTTATCAAATATAGCCTTTTCAAGACCAGTTTTACTCCCCTTAATTTTGTTTCTATCAATAACATACTTACCTTCATCCCTTTTCTTTTTATAGAAGAGAGCAATGTCTTTAAGTCTGTTAGCAAAGAATGGAATAGCTACATCCAAGTCAGTAGGATTATTGAAGTTAATCTTCTCAAGGAATCTCTTCTCTGTCTCAGTAGTGTAGTTAATGACAATCTCTTTAATGAACTGTCTATAATAATCTTTAAATTGCTTCTTTTGCTCTTTTTCAGATCCTTGCTGTTTAGAGTACCAAACTTGTAGATATGAGCTATAGGATGAGCTATACTCTTCTGGTGTATAATCTGCCTGAGTATTGTTAATAAAATCTAGAAATGATAATGGTGTAATAGTATCCCTATAATCCTCATTAGTAATCTCAGGATTAGTTATAGAGTATTTAACAAGAACTGTTCGTAGTGATTGGTTTGCCATCTTCGTTAATATTTAATCTTCAAAAAGCTCGAGGCCTTCATATAATGACTGAGCAAATATATTAGACATTGTGCCATTATCCATTGACCAATCGCTGTATGATGTAAGGTTATATGAAATAGTGTTATTTGAATCAGTAAAGTCTATAATAGAGTTTTCAATATCTCCTACTGAATCTTTCTGATAGTAGAAGTTATAAATATCTGTAATCTCTCTACCACCGCCAGATAGTAGCGGCCAACCCCATGTTGAGTTATAATCACTCAATCTATAGTAAGTTGAGCTTGATGATAATGGTTGGGTAAGAATATTAATACCCTGCTCAGTTAAGATTTCACACCCTTCCAAACGTTCACGTGTGATTGGTACTCCATCAGAAAGTTCTTCTGTAGCTGCTGATATTAATTGACCTGTAGATGTACCATAAACAAACCCTGTTGTTACTTCAATTATAGGTGTGATACGTGCGCTTAGTGGAAAGGTAGTGTTGAGGGTAATAAACTTACCACTATACCTTTCACTCGCAACAATTGGTGCACCAGCAATAATTTCACTACCTACACTAAGTCTATCTCCAAGGTTATATCCATAATAATCATTATTTTGATAACCGTACGATTGGTAGTGGGTTTTATCTCTATTGCGACTACCGAATAGCTTTGATTTACTAATAGATAGAATATCCATTATTCTATTTAACTTTGGTGGTAAAGAATATTTGGTAAGCTCTGGTAGATCAAGCATTTGCAAGATACCATCTAGTTGCTCAATATTACTTTCATCAATTGTAGTATTGTTATCAAAGAAGTTTTGAATCTTCTCATATGTTGACTTACCAATAGAATCTTGTGCAGCGCTTAAGTCACCGAAAATAGAACCAATGAAGTCACTCATTAATATCTTTGCATCACTAAAGAGCGGTTGAATTGCAATATCCTTAAAAGCAGCTTCAAAGTCAATGTTCTCACCTACCTTTGAAACAGTATAAAAGCTGCTTGGATATACAGTAAAAGTATTACTTTGACCAACAATAGTACTACCATTATATATCATAGACCCAGACAGATATACATTTTCGAGTGTTGATGATGTATTACTTACAAAGTAGCCCTTATAAAATCCACCTCTACTAAGTGTTGAAAGGGATTGTAAGTTTGATGTATAATCAACATCGTATGTTGTGGTTCCATCAGTAAGGTAGAGGTCAAGACGAGTACTACCATCTGAGCTAAGAAGTGGCATATTCTTTTGCGTAAAAAGATCACTATCCTTTACTTTAACAACAAATGAAACTTTAGATCCGGCAAACTTTGTCTTACCAATATTAAAAGTTGATAGTGTAGTTAACCCCTCACCATCTATACCATTTGAAGAAAAGGTTAATTTGTTATAATTAAAGTTAATCCCAATATCAGCAGAAACTCCATATGTTGTTGTATTAGTATAATCAAAGATACTACCTTGCTCAAATCCAAGTAGTAGATTATACCTGCCAGGAATATCAGTCTTGAAATATACATCACTAGTACCTGTTAACCCAGCATAGAAACCATCTACGTCATTTGCATCAGTATATACAATCTCATTACTGCTCAGCTTAATATAAAGTGGGGTATCTGTAGTTGTAATTGTATTAACTTGAACTGTCTCTTCTACACCATTTGATGTTAGAATCTGAACAAATGATGAGCTAGGTTTGAGGTGACCATATGTCTCATCTACTAACCCAGTTCTAAAATAATCATTATCCAATCCAGCTGAGGAATATGCTACAATTGAAGGTATACCACTCTCGAGAGCTCTATAAGAGTTATATCTCTCTACTGCTATAGGGTTAAGTAACTGACTAGTCTTGTGTGTTAGTTCTGAAGCAGCACTAATAGTAAGCTTATCAGTAATAAAGTCTGTAATATCTACTTTAGCAGAGTAGGTGTCGAAGTAACCTGTACCTTTTGAATCATATAAGTAACAGTTAACTGTATAACTACCAGGCTTGTCGTAGCTGTGAGTTGCTGTAATACTCTCTGTTGTTGTACCATCACCAAAATCCCAGACAATTCTCTTATTAGAGACAAAATCAGCAATACTATCTTCAAGATTTGGTTGAAATGTTAACGGTGTGAAAGGTAACGCATAACTCTCATACGTTTCTACACCCTTATAATTCTTAACGTAAAAGAAGTTGTATAGCAAATCGAATTCACCTGATGAATCGAGTTGGAGAGAGCTTAACGACATATAACATATTTAATACTAGCGTCGTAGTATAGCAATCTTATTCGTAATATTTTGTGGATTGTAGAAGTATCCAAATTGGAAATCTTGTAGCTGGTAGTTAAGAGATTGAATAACTCTATCAGTATCCTTATAATCAGGGTTCCATACAATAAAGCTTAAGTTAGCGATCTCACTATTACCATTAACAGTATGTAAAGCTGTTACTCCTTGAATGTTAATAATATTATTTGTAAGATCTGCTACATTAATAACATCTCCGAGCTGTATATTAGCAAAGTATTTATTAATAGTGTTGTATATTGTCGTCTTTATAGCACCATCATTGAGAGCTTGGTTCTTATCGATAGTAACACGGAGATACGTATCATTTACTATTTCATCAACTGTATCGTCAGACCCAAACGAGCTACCTCCAACGTTAGATACTCCAAACGCAAAGGCTTTGAAGATTGGGTCAGCGATAACTACGTTTTGTGTAATGTCTTTTTTATTCTCACTAAATTCTGTAATAAGCTGCTTTTGTGCAGGGTTGAGATATTTAGGAGTTACTCCATTTAATGTAGCGTCGCCAGTTGGTACTGTATATACATATACATTGTTAAATGATGTTGAAGTTGAGAACAATACCTGTGAGTAAAGAATACGAGCATCATCATTACCTTGTGCTAGTCCAATACTATCATAGTATGAAAGCACCTTAGAAGTGTAATCAGTATTTGAAAGAACCTTTACATCACGTGTAATGTTATTAAAGTGTCTATTGATTTGATACTCATAATCATCTTTTGTTACAAGTCTGTTCTGTGCAGCAAATACCTTTGGTGCACTGTTCTTAATATCTTCAACAGTCTCAGCCTTCTTAGGTGGAGATGATCTATTGTAATTATTAGCAAATATACTAGTAAGTTGAGCAGGAGAAATGAATATCTCATTAGAATTGTATATAACACTCTTAATAGCTTCGAAGTTTGATGAGCCATATAATACAAATGAAGCACCACCGAGAGCATCTGAACCAATTTCACCAGCTTCATTATCTGAAACAACATAGAATACTAACACACTATCATTTGCACCAAGCTGCTTACCATTAAGATTATTACCAAACTTAAATTCATAGTTACCTTTACATTAAGACGCTTTTCGAATTTAGTAGCATCTGCTTCTTCCAGAAAAAGTGAAGCTGTCTCTGTGTATTCTGTCCACGCACTAGTTGTA